GTCGGCGTAAAGGTTAAATCCGTTGACCTTTCTGACCATGTGACCGCCGTCACACTAAACCGTTCATTTGATGAACTTGAGGTAACGGCAATGGGTGACACAGGTCACAAATTCGTAAAAGGCTTGGAAGCCTCAAGCGTAACCATTTCCTTCCTAAACGACACCGCCGCAGCCAATGTTCTTGCAACACTTCAGGCTGCTTGGGGTACTTCAGTTACCTGTGTTTTACTTCAGGAAAAAGGAACTGCTGTTAGCGCAACAAACCCTCTTTACACATTCACCGCACTAGTAAATAACACAACCGACATTAACGGCGGTGTTGGTGATTTAGGTATGCAGGATGTAACATGGACTGTTAACGGTGCTGTTACCGTTGCAACCACAGGTACATTCTAAGGAGAAAAAATGATTAAACTTCGGGTGACTAAGGCTTCAGGGGATGTGTCAGATTACGACATAACCCCTGCACTTGAATATGCGTTTGAACAAAATTTTAAATCAGGATTTCATAAAAGATTTCGTGATGAAGAAAAACAGAGTGATGTCTATTGGCTTTCTTGGGAAGCAGAGCGTCGCGCTGGTATAACCGTTGTACCGTTTGGGGAAAAGTATCTAGAAACTCTATCTAAGGTAGAGATTATGGATGCCGACTCCCCAAATGGGTAACGCGGTATGACTTTACTTATTTAATTGCGCAACTAGCAGTTGAAACTGGCATACCGCACTCAGAGTATTTAAACATGGATAGATCATTGTTAAGAGCAACAATCGCCTATCTAAAAGACAGAGCAAAAAAGGTGGAAGATGCCAGTAGAGGTAAAAGGTCTCGTTGAGACAAAACGAGCATTAAAGAAATTTACACCTGACCTCTATAAGGTAATGAATCAAGAAATTCGTGCTGCATTAAAAGTTGTAATAGTTGATGCAAGATCAAAAGTACAACCTAATGTTAATGGTTTATACGGCTGGCAAGATAAAGGAAATGTGGTCAAATCAAGAACAAGTAGGTTTGAGGCATTTCCAAAATACAATCCTTTAGTTATTCGCAAAGGTTTAACTTACAGATTAGGCAGCACAAAAAGAAATGACGCAGGATTTGTTGGAATTTATGTGTTATTAAATAAGTCAAGGGCTGGCGGAATAATTGAAACTGCTGGTAGAAAAAATTGGGGCGGTGACCCTAAGAGTCAAAGCAATAATCCTAGGGCTGGTGCATGGTTTAACCAAGCCATTCAGGGAACTTATGGCTCAACAAAGAGTATAGGTAAAACAAGATTTGATTCAGGTCGTTTACTTTACAAAGCATTTTATGAAGATCAAGGTAAAGTTACAGACGCAGTATTTAGGGCAATTGACAAAGCGGTTAGAAATTACAATATTGCAACAAAGACAAAAGCAACTGATCTTTATTCCTCTAAGCCTTCGTATGGGATTGCAGCATGACAATTAACATTCCGATAGTCTCCACATTTAAAGATAAAGGAACTAAACAAGCACGGTCTAGTTTAGATAAACTTAGTGGCAGCGCAAAAAAACTTGGCTTGGCTTTAGGTTTAGCCTTATCAGTTAACAAAATTGTTGCATTTGGAAAAGCGTCTGTTAAGGAATTTACTGACTCAGAAAGAGCAGCAGCAGCATTACAGAACACTCTTAGAAATACTGGCAACCTTTTATCATTCCCTGATACCGAAGCAGGTATTAAAAACTTAGCAAGATTAAGCGGCATTGCAGATGATTCTTTAATTCCTTTATTTAATCAGTTATATCTATCAACTGGCAATGTTGGTCAAGCAATGAAGGATTTAAATACTGCCATTGAAGTAAGTCGCGGAAGCACGAACGAATTAGGTACAGTTGTTGACGCATTAAGCAAAGGTTATGCAGGAAATACAAAAGGACTAGGTTCACTTAATGTTGGTTTAAATAGAGCATACCTAGCATCTGCAGACATGGCTGCTATTACAAAAGAATTAAACAATACATTCGGTGGCTCATCTGCTGCATTTCTAGAAACATACGCAGGTAAAGTAGCAGTATTAAATAATCAATGGAGTGAGACCAGGGAAATAGTTGGTCAAGGCTTAGTTATGGCTTTTGAGACCGCAACAGGTAATCGCGGCGCTAAGGGCATGACCGATTCAATGGAAGAATTGGGTTATGTAATAAGTGCGGTTGTAATTAGATTAGGTCAATTAACTAGTATGCTTGGTACGGATATACCTTTAATTAGTGATCTATTAAAGAGAACTACCGACGGCTGGAAGTTTTTACTTGGTGTTGATGATACTCGCCGTGAAATTTACAATGAAATATTAAGAACTAATACAAAACTTAATTATGAAGCAATGCTGGCTGCCGAGGCTCAAGCCAAGAGAAACAAAGAATACCTAGCATTTTTAGCAATGCAAAAGAAACTTACAGAGGCTTCAGCATTAGCCGCCAAGAAACGCGCTGCCGAAGAAAAGAAAATTGCTGAAGAAAGAAAATTATTAGATCAGGCTGGCAGTTTATTTGATTTAGACCAAATCCAAATCTTTGCTGCATTACAAAATAAGATTACAGATCAAGAGAAGTTAAGACTGTCTTTACAATTGGCTTTAATCCAAGAAAACGCTTCAGAGGCTGCTAGGTTGGCAACTGACTTAGTTAAATCTCAATTACAAACTACTAACCTTGCTGCTGCTATTGCTAAGTTACCAAAAGCCTTATACCCGTTTGAAGGCTGGTCTAAAGATATTGACAATTTAATTAGACAGATTTTATTAATGATGCAGTTGTTAACTAATATGCCAACTAGTCCACTAGGTAAGCCTGTTGTTGGCACTCCAACATACTATACAGATTTAGCAAAAACTTTAGTTAACACTACTGGTTACATGGGATTAAGCGAATCACAAATTGCTGAAGAAAGAAGGCAGGAAAGCGGTGGGCGATTTGGCGGTATGCAAACTGCACCTGTAACTGTTATCAATGTCAATGGCGCTACTGAAGGGTTATTAAACGAGTTGCGCAATGGTCTTATCAACTCATCTGCTTCAGGTTCGTTTTCAACTGTAAGCCCATTTAGATAAAATGACTTTACCTGTACTTAACATAAGCCTAAACTTTTCGTCGGGCGCTACCTTCGGTAATCCATTTACAATTGGAGACCCTGTAAACGGTGTGTTAGGTGTTGGTATTCTGTCAGATCAAACCGCGCCTTCCTTAGTTATAGATTTAACGGATGTAACTAGAGGAATTAAGATTAACCGTGGTCGCAATATAGGTCGAGATACTTACGAGGCTGGCACTTGCACGATTAGAATATTTGACCAAGATGGAAGATTTAACCCACAAAATACTAGTTCTGATCTGTATGGTTATTTAACACCATTAAGAAAATTAAGAATATCTGCTGAGTATAACGGTTTAGATTATTACCTATTTAGCGGCTACACAACAGATTATGTTTATACATACGACCAAGCAGAAAATGTATCTTATGTAGATATTAACGCTGCAGATGCTTTTAGGTTGTTCGCCATGGCTACGGTTGTATCCATTACAGGTCAAGCCAACGGACAAGATACTGGTACTAGAACTGCCAAGATATTAGACACAGTAGATTTCCCTAATTCTATGAGAAGTATAGATACTGGTGACTCTTTAACTCAGGCTGACCCTGCAACAAATAGAACTGCTTTAAACGCGCTTGTTAATGTAGAGACCTCAGAACAAGGCGCTTTTTATATCTCACCTGAAGGCAACGCTATATTTAAGAATAGATCAAACACTATTAGTTCAGCAGGTGGCACACCAATTGCCTTTAATCAAACAGGCGGCATACCATATAAGAACTTAGTATTTGCTTTTGATGACAAACTAATTGTTAATACTTGCGCAGTTACTAGGGTTGGTGGCACTACTCAAAACTATATTGATGCAGATTCAGTTGCCACATACTTCCCTCATTCCATTTCATTTAGCGATCTAGTAGTTCAAACAGACACAGACGCAGCCAATATAGCCGCTATCTATGTTGCAACACGCAGCACGACTACAATCCGTATTGACCGTATGAGTATTGACCTTTATGATCCTCTAGTTCCTAGCGATACTATTTTAGGTTTAGATTACTTTGATAATGTTCTTATATCTAACATACAGCCTGATTCTTCGGTCATTACAAAAAACTTACAGATTCAAGGGGTTAACTGGGAAATTAGCCCGAACTCATGGATTGGCAACTTTACTACACTAGAACCTATAACAGATGGTTTCATAATCGGGAACTCCACATACGGCGTTCTTGGTGATGATATACTTAGTTACTAACAAGGAGATATAATGGCAACAGGTTTTCCAGCAGCAACAGGTGATGTACTCTCAGCAGCAATGTTTAACGGCTTAACTGCATTTACGGTAGGTACTGCCAACACAGCAGACTACACAGCAGTTCTAGCAGATCAGTACCAAGTTCTAGAGATAATGAACAAGGCAACTGCTATTGCATTTAAGATTCCAACTAACGCTTCAGTAGCATTTCCAATAGGAACTGCAATAACTATTTTAAATATTGGTGTTGGAGTTTGTACAATTAGTGCAGTTACTTCAGGAACTACAACAATTTTAAGCGGTGGGGCAGTAGCGGCAGCGCCAACTCTTGCACAATATAAGTCAGCAGTTTGTATTAAAACAGGTACAGATACTTGGTATGTGGTAGGCGGAATTGCTTAATACAGTCCTCGCTAGCCTAAGTGAAGGTGCGCCACCTGCTGCACTTTCATCTTATGAATCTATTGCAACCGTAACCGTTGGCTCAGGTGGCGCGGCAGATGTTACATTCAGTTCAATACCTTCTACCTACACGCATTTACAGATAAGAGGTATTGCTAGAAATACATATAACGGTGCAGCCAATGAAAATCAATTTTTATATATGCAATTCAATTCTGATACAGGTGCTAATTATGATGCACACAGATTGATTGGTAATGGAAGTACGGCAAGTTCTAGCGCTTCTAATAATAGAAATCAGATGGTTCCAAGTTGGATATCTACTTTGAACTCAACAGCCAATGTTTTTTATGGTTCAGTTATAGATATTTTAGATTACTTAAATACCAATAAATACAAAACAGTTAGAAGTTTAGGTGGTGGTGATGAAAATGGTAGCGGTGCAGTTGTTTATTATAGCAACCTTTGGCGTTCTACCTCTGCAATAACTACGATAAAATTATATCCAGAATCAAACAATTTTCCACAGTACACCCAATTCGCCCTATACGGAATCAAGGGGTCATAATGACAGCCACATACGAAAAGATAGCAACTACTACTTTGGGTAGTGATAGTTCGTCAATAACTTTTAGTGCTATCAGTACAGCCTATACTGATTTAGTTTTAGTATCTAATTTTGGAGTAACTGCTTTAGGCAACAATATAGATTTAAGAGTGGGTAACGGTTCAATAGATACTGGTTCTAATTATTCAGTAACCACAATGTATCAAGGTGGCGCTAATGGTGGCACTATTTATAGTGATCGTTCTACAAACGCATCTCAAATTAGAATAGCCCCTAATATGGGATATAGCACAACTGCAAACTCTAATAACTATATTGCATCTTTTAATAATTATTCAAACACCACAACAAATAAAACTATATTAGTCAGGGCTGGAAATGTAGGTGCTAATGGTAGTTATCCTGGTACTGGTGCTTTCGTTGGTTTATGGCGTAGCACTT